TTCAACGTCGCCCGGTTCATTGTATGTTTTAGATACGGCCTACACTTTGACGGGTGGGACCGAATTAATTCAATTGCGTTCGTTGGATCCTGGATTGGATTTCCGTTTGGATTTATCAAACGAATTAACATTGACGGCGCCAATTGCACAAGTTGAAGACGTTGGAACGGTAACGGCTGAAGTTGTTCCGCCACAATCAGCCGAAGAAATTGAAGACTATCGACGTAAAGTTTTAGACGCGTACAGATTAGAACCACAAGGGGGCGCGGGTGCCGACTATCGTGTTTGGGCGTCCGATGTTCAATCGGTAGAACAGTCATACCCATATGCAGCAACCGGAGTAAATAACGAAATAAATCTATTTATTGAAGCAACGGCAGCGGATTCGACTGACGGATTTGGAACACCTTCGGCGGCTACGTTGTCAGACGTTGAAACCGCAATCGAAGACCCAACAGTCGACAGACCTTCACGAAAACCGCTTGGAGTTCATGCGGTTAATTATTTACCGGTGACAATTAAAACAATTGACATTGATATTTCAGGATTTACCGGAATTACTCCGACGATTGAAGCGTCTATTTTTGACGCTATTAAAACAGACCTTGAAACAATTCGTCCGTTTGTTGGATCTATTGACATAGTAGCTAATAAAAACGATATATTTGACACAAATAAAATAATTTCGTTGATTTTGGAATCAAATCCCGGAAGTGTTTTTGGTGCGGTTGATTTACAAGTCGATGCGGTTTCGGTTTCAACATATCAATTTTTAAACGGTGATATTCCGAACCTAAATTCAATTAATTATGTTTAATATTGATTTAATAAAAAAACTAACACGACAACTTTTTCCAACCGGACGGGCGTTTAATTATCCCGAAGGCGGAAATTTAGACAAGTTAGTCGAAGGATTGGCGGAAAGTGAAAAACAAGCCGTGGACGATGTTAATTCAATATTATTTCAAATATTACCGGACAATGTTAATTTTACGGCTGAAGACGCTTCGAAATGGGAGAACCGTTTGGGAATGATAAATGGTTCGGGTTTACCATTGGCAGACCGTAAAGCCGCGATAATTAGGAAAATGAATCACCCCGGCGACATTCCGGCGCGTCAAAGTTGGGATTATTTAGAAAATTCACTTCAGGCGGCCGGATTCGATGTTTATGTTCATGAAAATTTGTCGGAAATTCCGGTGGTTGGATCAGTTATTCAATTAAATCAAATACAATGTGGACAATATCAAGTCGGGGCGGCGCCTTTTTTATTCAAGGTTGTAAATTCATTAGATAATGAAATCGACAAAAATTTTGTTGTTTCTACCGACTACCGTTCAACGTTTGTAATTGGTGGCGCAGTTTTTGGAACTTCGGCGAATGTTTCGGCGTTGCGTGAAGCTGAATTCAGACAATTAATTTTGAAAATTAAACCGGTCCAAACGGTCGCGTTTTTAAATATAAACTATATATAAAAAGTATGATTTTAACAGTAAATAAAACAAATACAATTCCGGCAAACGTTGGAATTCCATATGGAAACATAAAAGACGACGACGGAACATTTAATGGAACGCCTATTGATTCTGAATTGTTGGCGGATTATGTTCAATTTTTCGAAAGAATGTTCAACGAATCTGGAATCACGGCAAACAATTTGCCGGATAATGAAGACAACGACTTCCAATTATATGAAGCGTTTCAACAAATGACAACACCTTTTCAAGTTTATACGGCGTTAATTTCACAACCAGGAACTTCAGCGCCAACGCCTTCCGTTTTACATCAAAGAATGAACACGGTTATTTCAATAGCGAGATTATCGGCCGGACGTTTTACGATAAATAGTTCGAATCCGGTATTTATTGACGGAAAAACATGGGTTTCTATAAATGGCGACAAAGAAGACCACACATATACAGTTGAAAGGAATTCCAACACACAATTAGCGTTTTATGTAAATGATGGAAGCGGAACGCGTGTCGATTCAGCATTGGACAACACTTCGTTCGAAGTTCGTGTATATAGTTAAAATATGGAATTTAATGTCGATACGGATGAAGTTATTATTCACACGAATAAATTGGAAAAGTTGAGCAAATCGGCTTTTCCGAATGCAGTTCGTGGAACTTTGAACGGGTTGGCCTTTGACGTTAAAAAAAACACGATGCCGGAAGTTGTTGAAAAAACATTTATTTCGCGTCGAAAAAACTTTTTCAAGGCGTCGTCACGTGTTGAAATGGCGCGAGGTTTTGCGGTTCAGTCTATGGAATCGAAAATCGGTTTCGTTCCTTTTAATGGAACAAACGAAGCGGTCCAGGATTTAGAGCAGCAAGAACACGGCGGAAAAATTGGCGGTCGTTCATTTATACCGACAGACAAAGCGAGAGTGTCGAGAAGTGGAAAACGTTCGGTTCGTGGTCCGAATAGAATGGGACGAATTAAAAACATTGTGAACGTTTCCAAAACCCGCGGAACTTCAGACGGACAAAAACTAATCCGTTCGGTTTTAATTGCCGGAATTGGTGGCCATGTTTTAACAAAAGACACTTTATTTCGTGTGAAAAGTATAAAAAAGAAAAAAGGACGAATCAATTTCAAATTAGATTCACTATATTCGTATAAAAAAGGCCGATCGGTTAGAGTGAAGGCGACGCACTTCATGAAAAAAGCAACCGAAAAAACAATGAAAAAGGCAACGGATATATATATAAAAGAAGCCGAAAGGCAGTTCGAAAAAGTATTGCGATAATGAGTTGGACGGAAAAATTAAAAAAGGGTTTAGAGATAACAACGGGGGACGGAAAAAAATATTTCCCCTTGTATTTATTGGACCCAAAAACGACAAATTTTAATGTTGCGGAATTTGAATTTCCAAACATTGAAGGAACATTGGTCAAAAGATCATTAGTTAAAGGAACGCGTATGAAATTGACGTTTTTTTTTCAAGGTGAAAACCATTTGGACGAATCTTTAGCCTTTGAAATTTCAGCAAAGGACAAAAGGCCGTTTCAAATATCACATCCATTTTATGGATTAAAAACAGTCCAACCGACAACGTTGGAATATGACCCAACCGGATTAAATGTCACTAAAATAGTTGGGGAATTTATCGAAACAATTTCGGACGAATATCCGCGAATTTTAGAAGACCCACAAAATAAAATCGCGTTTGATTATGAGAATACACAAACGGCGTTAATTGAATCGTTTTCGGCGAATGTTCAAGCGACCGCAGCAGATTCAGCGAGAATGACCGGAAACAACGACAAATTATATTCATTGGGTGCTGAATCGGTAAAATCCGGCGACCAGGCGAACGAATATTTTCAATTATATCAAAAAGCAAACGCGGCGGTTTCTACATTGGCAGCTAATACAAGCACGGCGGCGCAATATGTAGTCGATTTATATGTTTATCCTTCGTTATTTATAAACAAAGTAAAAAACCGACTTACATTATTAGCCAATCAATTATCAAGTATTTCGACAGATTTAGAAAATTTAACAACTTTTAACGATAAAACAATTTTTGAAATGACCGGGGCGGCGATAATTTCCGCAATGGTAAACGCTTCAATAAATCCGGCGGACGACGATTTTCAAAATTCAATTGAAGTAATTGAAATAATTGATTTGATTTTGGCGTCATGGGAATCATATTTGGATATATTGCAAGATTTGCAAACAGATACAAACGACACGGTCGATTCATATGTCCCAGATTTCGACAGTTTAAATGAATTAATCGGATTGGTTAATTTCGGGACGGCGAATTTATTGGGTGTTGCATTGGAAGCACAATCACAAAGGTCGATTTTTTTGGATTGTGATTCAAACGCCATTGTTTTAGCACATAGATTTTACGGATTAGACGACGGCGATTCAATGTTGAATAAATTTATTAATCAAAACAATTTGTCATTTTCTGAATTATTTCAAATAAATAAAGGACGAAAAATTGTTTATTATATTTAAAATATGGCTTCGGGTATAATATTAAAAATATATGATAGGTTTCGAAACAGAAAAGTTGAATATTTCAACGCGTTTCGTTTTAATTTGGTACATGATGCAGTTGGTTCGACGTTTAGTTTCAAATTTTATTTGGATCCGTTTGACGTTGAAATTAAGGAGTTGGCTTGCGTGACGCATTTTCACGAAGTGACATTGGAATATAATGGCGAAATGTTTTTGACGGGTGTTTTAACATCTCAAAATTTCACACAAGAAAACAAAAAAGTTTTGGCAACGTTTGGCGGATATTCAAAACCGGGAGTTTTAGAGGATTGTCAAATCCCGCCGTCAATTTATCCGCTACAATCGAACGGGTTGTCGCTGAAGCAAATCGCGCAAAAATTAATTAGACCATTTAAACGAAACTATAATTTAACAATGGATATTGATCCGGCAGTCGAATCGGCTATGTCCGGAAGTTTTAAAAATTCAACGGCTTCAGCTACTCAAACAATAAAGGATTATTTGTCGACAATGGCGACACAAAAAGACATTATTATTTCACACAATGCGGCCGGTCAATTATATTTCACGAAGGCGAACACGAATCAAAAACCACTATTCGAAATTGATGGGACAAAAGAAGCAGCGCCGGCGACACGTATTTCGATGGATTACAATGGCCAGGCGATGCACTCACATATTACCGTTCAAAAGTCCGCGTCAATAGATGGCGGAAACGCGGGTTCATATACAATTCGAAATCCGTATGTCATTGGATCGGTTCTTCGTCCGAAAGTTACTTCGCAAACTTCAGGAACTGACAACGATACGAAATCCGCAGCGCGCAGAATGTTAGGCGATGAACTTCGAAATGTAAAATTAACAATCGTGACGGATCGTTGGGTGGTCGATGGTAAAATAATAAAACCAAACAATTTAATTTCAGTATATGCGCCGGAATTATATTTGTATTATAAAAAAAATTGGTTTATTGAATCAATTAATTTTGAAGGCGACAACGAAAAAACAGTCGCGACAATAAATTGTGTTTTACCTGAAGTTTACAACGATGAAAAAGTAATTTCAGTATTCAGAAATATTAATTTGCACGCTTTAAATGAATAGATTCGTAAAAATAATATCAACAAAGGCCGACGATATTGGCCGCCGTTTGGTCAAGTCGTTAGGATGGGGAAAAGACGATGTCCAGGAAACGAAGGTCGCGTCTTCATTCGGTGACGATTCGAACCCGGTTGAAAATATGGTGGCCGTATATTCTCCGACTTCAGACATTGGAAACCCGGTCATAATTGGATATATAAATAAAAACCAAATCGCGGATATTGGGGAAAAACGAATTTTTTCAACAGATTCGGACGGAAATGTCGTTTTTGCTATTCATTTAAAAAATGACGGGACGGCAGAAATTGGCGGAAATTCCGATTTCCTTGTCAGATTTAACGAATTAGAATCCGGATTTAATCAAATAAAATCAGATTTAAACGATTTAGTTTCGGCATTTAATTCACATATGCACGCAACGGCCGCAACGGGGCCACCGGTGCCACCTACGCCAATCCCTTCACAGATACCGGCGACACCTTCGACGGCTTCAATTTCAGGCGCTAAAATTGAAGAAATTAAAACATTATAAAAAAAATACTTATATTTGTAACTATGTCAAATAAAATTTTATATTTCAAATTAACAAATTGCGGCCGATCACGTTCGCAAATAATAGAAAAAATCGCACAAATTGACGCGATAATCGAATCATTGATAAATACGGCCCTTGTTTCGGTTGGAAACGGGAACATGATTCAATATAAAATCGACACCGGACAAACAAAACAAGAGGTTGAATATACAACACCGGGGCAAGTTACGGCGGCAATAAAAGAATATGAAAAAATTCGACAAATTTATAATAATAAATTAACGCCGCGAACTTTTAAATTAACCAATTATAAAAATTTTAGATAAATGAAAATATTCGGTTTTAACATTACTAAATCAACAACAGAAAGTCCAAAGATTAGGGCGAAACGTCCCGTTTCAAGTGCGACACATTTGGCCGGATCGTACACCGTTAGTTTTGACGGTGAAAAAAACGCGGGCGAAATTGGTCCGGCGATTGATTATTTATTGGATTATTCTGTTTTGCGTGTTCGTTCATGGCAAGCGTATTTGGAAAATGAAATTGCCCGAACCGTTTTTGACCGTTTTACGATTTGGATAATTGACAAGGGTTTAAAATTACAATGCGAACCGTCGAAATTGATTTTTGAAAGTGAAGGTGTTAAAATAGACACCGAAAAATTTAATTCGATAACTGAAGCACGTTTCAATTTATTTTCGAAATCGAAACGGGCGTCGTTTAATAATATGGAAACATTGAACGAAATCGCAAAAGAAACTTTCAAAGGTTCTAAAATTGGCGGTGATCAATTAGTCGTTTTAAGGTATATTAATAAAGAAGTGAAAGTCGAAACTATTGACGGCGCACACATTAAAAGCCCAATTTTAGGTCAACACGTAGTGAATGGGAATAGAATTGTTCACGGTGTCGAAATAGATAAAACCGGAAAACATATTGCGTACCATATCCCCGGAAAAATTGGTCAAAAACATAGAAGAATTAAGGCGTGGTCAGCGACTACCGGTTTGCGCATGGCGTTTTTAGTTTATGGATCTAAATATCGAAAAGACAATTTGCGAGGTGTTCCGGTGATTTCGACTTCATTGGAAACATTGAAGAAAATCGACAGATATAAGGAAGCCGCGGTCGGTGGTGCTGAAGAACGTCAGAAAATCCCTTATATAATTGAACATGACGCAACTTCAGACGGTGAAAATCCTATGGTCGCACAAATGGCGGCGGCACTTGGAAACGATACAAACCAAAGAGTTGAAGCGGTTGACGAATCCGGGCAAGTTTTAACGAATTCAGTCGCAGCAACAACAAACAAAATGGTTGTTAATATGCCAATCGGTTCGAAATTAAAATCGATTGATTCACAACAAGAACTTCATTTTAAGGAATTTTACGAAAAGAATTCCGATATAATTTGCGGGGCGCTTGGAATTCCGCCGAATGTGGCTTGGAGTATATACAACGACAGTTTTTCAGCTTCGAGAGCAGCGACGAAGGATTGGGAACATACTATCGACGTCGAACGAAATAAATTTCAAGTTGAATTTTATGAACCGATTTTTAATTTTTGGTTATTTACTGAAGTTGAAAAAAATAAAATTGTAGCGCCTGGATTTATGAAGGCTTACAAAGAAAATAATTATTCAATAATTGAAGCATATCAAAACGTTAGATTCACCGGACCGATGTTTCCGCACATTGACCCATTGAAGGAAGCAAAGGCAGAACGCGAAAAACTTGGGACACAGTTCCGAAACGTTCCATTGACTACATTGGAACGAGCAACGGAAGTTTTAAACGGTGGCGATTCGGTTTCAAATATCGATCAAGCATCATTGGAATTGTTGCAAGCTGAAGACGCCGGCTTCGATACTAATCCGGAAGGCGCTTCAAATAATGATTTATTAAATTCGGATTGATTTTCAATAAAATAAAACAATTCAAGGCGTAACAGTTGCGGAACTGTTACGTTTATTTTTTTAGCGGTTATTTTTAAATTATTCATGACAGTTTTTGAAATACCGGTCAACGCAAGTTCAGACAATTCCGTTTCGAATATCTGACCGACTTCATTTTTATTTGAAATTTCACGAATTACCGGCCGAAGAAAATCGGACACGGTTTCGCCGCGGTCACGTGCTAAAATTTTAATTTTATTAATTAGTTCGTCGGGGGTGTGATATATTCTTAAATTTTCCATAATTACAAATATAATTAATTTGCCGAATTTTACGGCATATAAAAAAATAATAATTGTAAAACATTTAGTTTTGTTGAATATGAACGAAGTTTTAATTTATAGCGATATTTATAGTTATACGGCGGAAAGTTTTATCAACGCAATTAATTCAGTTGATGGCGATTCGTTAGTCGTTAGGATGGACACCAACGGCGGGGACCCGCAAGCGGCGTTCGGAATGGTTGCGAAATTTAACGAGTTCGAAGGCGAAAAAGTTTTAAAAGTTGACGGCCGCGCGAATTCGTCGGGATTTTTCTTCGTTGCAATGGTTGAAAATGTTGAAGCGTTGGACGTTTCTGAATTCATTGTTCACCGTGCCGCATATCCGGAATGGATTGAAAGTTCTGAAAGATTCACGGACGAATTAAAAGCCAATTTAAAATCAATAAACGACCATTTGAAAAAATCGTTTATTAATAAAATTGACGTTGAAGCGTTTGAAAAATTAAAAGACGTAAAAATCAACGATATTTTTTCGATGGATTCACGTATCGACGTAAAGTTGACGGCAAAAGAAGCGAAAAAAATCGGTTTAATAAAAAAAATTAATAAGTTAACGCCGGAAATGACGGCGATAATTGATTCAAAGAAGTTCGAAGTTGCGGCAAATTATAGGCCAAAACCGGAAAACAAAAAAGAAGAACAACCAAAAGTCGAAAAAATGACAAAAGAGGAATTCAAAAAGAACCACCCGGAAGCATACGCGAGCGTTGTTGCTGAAGGTGTGGCAAAAGAAAAAGCGGAACGCGCTGAAGAAGTTGCGCAAGCTGAAGCAAAAAAAGCGGAAAAAGAAGCAATCCGCGCCGAAGTATTGGCAGAAATTAAAGCAAAAAAAGAAAATCCAGGGAACGCCCTTGAAACTGAAAGCGCCGAAGCTATTACAACGGACGAAGTTGTTTCAAAAGAAAAAGAAACAATCGAAGCGATGTCGGCATCAATAGACATTCAATTAGGTTTAAAATAATAAATTTTTTATATAATGGGAGTTACAACACCAACACAGACAGAAAATCAAGCAACATTCCAATACGAAAGAAAGGATATTTTCATCGGTTCAAATTCGTTTGAGAGTGTAGAATATACGGCGCCAGGTGCGCAAGTTGTTTTGGCCGATGGCCAATTGATGGGAAAAGTTGCCGCGACGGGTAAACTTTTGGAATTGAAATCAGGGGCGTCAGACGGTTCGGAAATTCCTTATGGGGTTTTAGTGGGTGACCACACAATCGAATCAGGTGAAACGCCAACGTTTTCGGTTGCAGTTTCCGGAAAAGTAGACAAGGATTTAGTTGTTTTAGATGGATCTGACACAATGGCTACACTTGTAGACGGTAGAAGTTTAGAAGACAGAATTTTAGGCGATACGCTTGGGATTAAATTAATCACTTCGACTGAAAACACAATCGCAGACAATTAAAATAAATAAATTTACAAAATAAAAAAAGAAAAAATAAAATGAAAAAATTATTAAGTTTTATCGTATTAGCGGCAATCGCTTTTCCAATTTTAGGAATTGGCGGAATAGCCGTTGGACTTTTAGTTCCTTCAATGGGATCGGTTGCAATGTCAACTATTATTCCAACAGTTCAGGCGCAAAGCCTTTTCACTTCGAAAGTTGTGGCGGTTTATCGTGAAAAAATCGCAGTTAGTGGCTTTTTAAAGTCGTTTTTCACTCCGGTTGAATCATTCACGAAATATGTATCAATTGCAGTTCGTAGAGGTGACGAAAAAGTCGCGGTCGACGTGAATAGATATTCGGACGGAAATAGAAACACATTTTCAAAGGAAACACAAAAAGAGTTTTTACCACCGTTTTACGATGAATATTTGACGGCGAACAATCATAAATTATATGACACGGTTATCGCAATGGCAAGAACAAACGACACAACGTTTTTCGCGCAATTAGTTCAGGAAACCGGGGAAAATGTAATGGAGTTACAAAAGAAAATCGAAAGAGCGATCGAGGTTCAATGTTCACAAATTTTCGAAACGGGTGTCGTTACACTTAAAAACGGAACAGATATTGACTTCGGAAGAAAAGCGGCTTCAATTGTTGCGTATAATGTAGCGAATGATTTTTCAGTCGGAACGGTTTCACCTTATAAAGTATTACAGTCAGGTTGTGAATTTATAAGAAAAGAAGGAAAATTCAATGGCGGAACATTTAACGCGATTTTAGGATCTGAAGCCTTAACGGCATTATTGGAAAATACTATCGTACAAGATAGAGGCGATATTAAAGATTTTAGCTTGGACATGATTAGAGAGCCACAAAGAAACGCCGAAGGTGCGACAATGCACGGGACATTGACTTGCGGTTCATATAAAGTTCGTTTATGGGCTTACCCACAATATTATAAAAACGAAGCGGGTAACTTAACGGAATACATCAACCCGAAAAAAGTTGTTTTACTTCCTGAAATTACAAATTTCAATTTAGCTTATGCGGCAGTACCACAATTAATTGGCGAAGACGGTTCAATCCCACAAAGAGGCGCGTATTTAGTTCAAGATTTTAGAGACGCAAAAGCGGGAGAACATACAATCCACGTAAAAAGTGCGCCACTTCCTATTCCTACGGCAATCGATACAATTTACACAGTTGAAGTATTAAATTAAATTATTAATCTAAACACCCGGTAAAAAACCGGGTGTTTTTTAACATTTTTTAAAATGGCCAATATAAAAAAGTACAAAGTAAAAAAAGGAAATGTCGGCGGATTCGGCGGACGAACTTTTAAAATTGGGGACGAAGTTTCCGAAAAAGATTTCCCAACGGGAAACGCTAAGGAATTAGCAAGATTAAAGATTTTAGAAGAAATCAAAGAAAAAAAAGAAACGGCAGCCGTTAAAAAATTAAGGTTGGCAGCTGAAGAAGCGCAAAAAGACGCAAACGATAAAGCGTTGGAAGCTGAAGCGGCTGAAGGTGACGACAAAGAAGCGGCAATCAAAGCAGCTGAAGAAGCGTCAGAGGTTGCAAAATTAGCAATTGCAGCATACGAAGAAAAAAAATAAAACCGGTTTCGGTAATTACAAAAATTGAAAAACCGATATTTTTTTAAATATCGGTTTTTTTTTATATATTGAAAAACATGATTCAAATTTTCACAAAATTAAATTATTTCTTTTTTGTTAAGGATGGCGGAATAACAACAGAACACCGCGCAATCGTAAAGGTTGAACCAACAGACGCCGAAGACTTAGAATATACAATCACAAGTCCAAAAATTGGAACGCAAACGATTAAATCTAATGAAGTTTTAAACCAATCGGGGATATTATACACAAAAGAAAGTTTTAAATCCTTTTATTTGGCGAATACCGGGCCATTGATTGCACTTCAGGAATACAACACGGAAGCGTCATTGGGAAATATTGATGGTTATGAGCCTTTTTATAAATTTGGTAGAAATCCGGACATTGACACGGGGACAACGCCGCAAGATATATGGGAAAAAGGCGGGATATATACCGGGTTTCCTGACACTTTTGACGAATTGGAAATCGTGTCAGATAGCAACAACGACACCGCAGCCGGAACCGGTGCGCGTATGGTGTTGGTCACGGGTTTATTAGATTCTAATTTTAACAAAATGGACGATGTTCCGGTTTTTCTTGATGGAACGACACCCGTTTCGCTTGGGGCGGCGATATATAGTCGAGCGAATCGAATTGTTGTTGTAACGGCCGGAAGTGAAAACGGAAACGTCGGTAAATTAGAATTGAGATATAAAACAGACAATTCGAAAGTTTTCGCGACTGTTGGCCCTGGATTAAATCAAACGCAAGTTTTTGTCACTACGGTCCCAAATGGTTACACATTATTGATTCCTAGTTTCACGATAAGAATGGCCCGCGCAAATGGTTCGGCAGGTTCGGCAAATATAACAGTTAGAGCAAAGCCGGTTTTATCTAACGTTTTTAATGCCGTAAGAAATACAGAAATAACAGATTCACAAGATTATAAATACCTCGGTCCGCCTTTATTTGTTGTTGAACAAATGATTGATTTGAAAGTCACAATCGAATCGGTTTCAGATACTAATACAATTGTGACGGGTGAAGCAAATGGATTTTTAAAGAAAAATAATATATAATTTTTTTTTTATTATGGGTTTATTATTATATATAATCGCGCAAATTATAACGCCGATTTTTAATGTTTTCGGTTTAATTACTATTTTATTTCAACCGAAAATAGTTCGTCAAAAAGTTTTTAAAGATTTAGCAATCTCAAAGGATCAAACGTCAAACGTTTACGTTCAATTTTATTTTAATAAATTGATGTTGAAAAATACTTCGATTGATTTGTTTGGAAACCCTGACGAAACGATTTCAAGCGTATTTGGAAAAAATAAGAGGTCCGGAAAATTGACAAAATTCGGAAAATATTGGGCGGATTGGTTGAATAAACGTGAAAAAAATCATGTCGAAATCGCAATCGAAGACGATGAAACAAATAATTTTTAGTATATTTGAAACATGGGTTTATTTGACAAAGCAATCGCAGACGCGCAACAGATAACAAGCAACGGAAACGATTTTGCGATTTCGTGTTTGTTTACGTCGCCAACGAATGAAACGGCAACGGTTAACGTGATACACACTAAACACAATACCGGGTTTGATTTTGACACGGGCGAGCGTGTAAACTCGAAAATTGCGTCGATTGCAGTTTCCGAACCTTTGTTGAATGCTGAAGGATATATCACGCGCGACGGTTCCGACGAATGCACGTTGAAAAATCACCGTGTCGCGTTGAAGGATTCGACCGGAAACATAAAAGAATATTTAGTTTCTGAAAATTATCCTGACGAAACGTTGGGTTTGATAGTATTAATTTTAAATGATTTTGAATAAATTATGGCCGCACAGATAACAACGCCAATCGGATCCAGGGCATTCGAATTGATTCGACACCAAATCGGCGCAATTTTAGCGGATGAACTTCCGTCACAAGCGACATTGAATTCGGATTCTAATTTAAACGCTGAAGTTTTTGTCGAGCGATTTAAACCGGTAGGCGACGAAGAAGTCCCGGTCGTGATTATTGGATTTAGTGATTTAGCGCCAGGATTGAAAACGGCTTCTTCGACTGACGGAAATATGACGTTTTTAATTGATTGTTATGAAAAAGCTAAATCAACAGATTCGGAAAAACAAGCCGATAAAACGGCAACGATTAAGCTTCAAAGATTAATCGGTGTTATTTATGGAATTTTATCGCATCATAAATATAGAACTTTAGGTTTTGCTGCGCCATTTATTGAACATACTGAGATAAAAGACATTAAAATCGCACAACCAAAAAACGCGAAGGATGCGTCTTCGGTTGTTATGGGGCGAATTGAATTCATTGTTCGAGCGCCTGACAAAAACACGGCATCGGATCCCGTAATGATTGACGGATATTCAACGCAAGCACTTTTGGATTTAACCGATTTAGGCTACACATACGGAAATTACACGTTGCCACCGGTTCCGCCGGTTTGTGCGGACGTTGAAATTTTATTGAATGGAACTAAAATTGTTGATGCTGAAAGCGGCGCAACGGTAGACATTCCGGTTGTATATACAAACGGCGACATTGCGCCGGGTGTTTGGGATGGTTCGAAATATGTTGTTCCGCTTGGAGTATGCGCAGACGCAACAGAGATATTGAAAAATTCGAACGGTGATATTTTACACACCGATATAATTTCAAGCGGTGGAATAAATGAACGAACTTTGATTGATAGTTCAAACACATTCAACGGTTCAAGTGTTTCGGGTGTATTGGCTGAAGGTTCGAAAAATATAATTGTTCAGACTGACGAAGGAACACCGGTCCAGGTAGGAACGCCAATTGTTGACACGGTTGACGAATTACGAATTGAAGTTCCGGGAGTTAAAAAAGTAACATTTTTACGTCCACCGTCTTCGACTGAAATTTCTTACGCTTTATATGATGCCGGATGGAGGCAATCAAACGGACACATTCCAACATTAACAACAAATAATTTTGTTCAATCTTTGGACCCGACAACGCCGTGGAAAATACTTCATGATGATTCAGAAATAACCGGAATTACAGAACATTTATATAGGTTTGTCGGAATTAATGGTGGTTATACTTATAGGGAGAATGACGATGCAACAACTGTGTATAAAGATAAAGACGGGAATATTTCAAACGAAATAGACGTCATGACAAAAGACGGCGATCGTGTAATGATTGACAGATTAACGGGAATAATGATTGCTTATCGTAACACATTGGAAACCGGCGGCGGAAAATCCCCGGCCAATTTTTATTCCGATATGTGGACGACTGAAGCAATTGCCGGATATACCGGAAATTGGTTTGCAATGAGTGAGGAAGAAATGGTCACAACGTTTGTAAATGGAACAATTAAAAATTCTTTATATAACGTTTGGCGACAAGCTCCATTCTTTTTGCCAGGCAGTAATTTAACAAGTAGCGCATTTCTAACAAATCCAGTCGGTACAATTACATTGATTAGTATGTCGTTAGTACATGACCCGCAGCCGTGGTCAAGGTTGCAATTGACCGCGACCGGACGTTTTTATGTACCATGTAGAACGTTCGAAGGTTGGCCGCTATATTAATTAAAAAAAAATAAAAAAAAATGATATTTGAATATATTGGAACAATAGAAATTGAAGCGGGTTTGATTTTAGAATCGCCTAAAATGGAAATACAAACGGTTTTTTATAATTTAAAAACAAATCGTTTTTTAATTGAGATTCATTTTTGGGAAACAAAGTTCCCTCACTCACGTAGTTTTGAAGCGGTTAACCCAAACCCTGGCAGTTTGAACATGGAAGCAATTTTGGAATATATTTCAGAACATGAAGTTTTGTCACAATTTACACCGCAAAATTAAAAAATAATTTACTATATTTGCTAAACTATGACAAGCACAACGATTTCAGCAGCAGCGACCGCAACAAAAACCAAAATTTTTTCAGTTCTAACGGTTTTTTTTATTTATTTAGCGCCAATACATATACTAATAGTTTTAATCGGTTCGGCGATAATATTCGACACTTTAGCCGGTAGGTGGTGCGCTAAGAAATTAGCACAACGCGACAACAAGGACGTTCGGTTGGAAGTCACTTCAAAAAAAACCCGCACGGGATTAGTTTCGAAAATGATTACATATCAAACCTCAATCATTTTATTGTTTGTTTTAGATAAATATATTTTAAATGACGTTGTAAATTGGATTTTTGAAAGTTTTCCGATTGAATTCGTTACAACTAAATTAATCGGATTAATTTTTTTATTGATTGAATTTGATTCATTCGACGAAAAATATTATTTGGTGAAAGGTAAAAGATTAAAAACAATTTTTACAACGAAAATAAAATCCATAAAAAGACTAATTTTTTCAGCTAAAAAATTTAATAATGAATCTAAAAATTAAAGATATATTAATTTTTGCCGGGTTTATTGGTGTTTTTTACCTATTAATTTTTAGAGGTAACGAAACACCCGTTTTTCCACAACCAACAATCAACGAAATTGAAACGCGGATAATTGAAAAAGACACGATTATTTTCAATAATGAAAAAACGGTGATTCGCGAAAAAAATTCAGCAGCCGAAACCCGTGTTTTGTTTGATAGTTTATTTCATGAATTGGACAAAGTTAAATCGCAGCGCGACACGTTTCAAATTGTTCAAATTCAAGATACTATCATTAACACGTTAAACGTTGAAAATTCACATCTTAAAAACGTTATTGTCGGGCAAGATTCGATCATAATTGCACAACGTTATATTATAGATTCAAAAGACACGATTATCCAAATAAAAGACAAAGAAATCAAGGACGTTAAAAGGCAACGAAATATTTCAATGATAATTAATTCAGCGTTGGGCGGAATTTTAATTTTAAAATAATTATGTTTATAATTTTAGACAACGGACACGGCGGAATGCTAAACAACACATACCAAACAAAGGGAAAACGGTCGCCGAAATGGCCGGACGGTTCACAATTATTTGAAGGTGTGTTCAATCGTGGAATTGTTGCCAAATTATCGCGTTTGTTAGATTGGGCGGATATTGATTTCGAAATTTTAGTTCCTGAAGAACGTGACGTTTCTTTGTCGGAACGTGTGAAACGTGTAAATAAAATTTATAAAAAACACCCTGACGCGATATTGGTATCAATTCACGCAAACGGGCATTCAAACGAATCGGCGAACGGATTTGAAATTTTTACGTCAAAAGGCGAAACAAAATCGGACGAATACGCGAAAATAATTCATTCTAAATATATAACATTAATAAAAGAAATTCGCGATCGTGGAATAAAGGAAGCCGGGTTTTATATGTTGAAACGAACACATTGTCCGGCCGTGTTAATTGAATGCGGATTCATGACAAATGAAAAGGAATGTCAATTTTTATTAAAAAATGAATACAGAATCGCCCGCGCGATTTTTACCGGGATTGAATCAATTGTCAACGACTGACGTTTTTCCGACAACCTTCAGCGGTTCAATACAATAAATGTCGCATTTTGATTTGTCAACGTGGCCGTTTTTCTTATTGCTTAATCTTAAAAATTTAAACGCCTGGTCGGGTGTTTTTCCTTTGGTCACGCATTTTTCAAAACGTTTGAACGTGAATTTTTTCGGATTCCTGGTTGGAAATCTCAATGTCACATTAACAAGTAAAATCGGAATCGTTGGTTTTTTCATGATTTACATATAATGGCAGCGACACGAATGTCGCCACCATATTTTTTTACATTATATCGTCATTTTCTTCATTTCCTTCGACTATTGGTTCAACAACTTCGGCGGTTGTTGAAAATTGTTCGTTTAGTCCTTCAGCTTCTGACGTTTTTTCATTGTCCGGATAAACAAAATCGTTTTTTTCGTAATCATTCACGACAGATTGATCAGCCGCGACGGCCGTTTGCATTTCAAGCGATTTCGGTCCATATTGGTTAATTAGTTTTTTTAATACTGTTTTAACCGCCATAGCTTCGAAACCTTCGGCGTTGTTCCACGGTGAATCAAACAATTTTCCAAATTTATTTTTTTTATTAAACGTCTTCGAATATTTTTTCGCGTGTGAAACAACTTCGTTGTATGTCATGAAAATCGTTTTGTCGAATCCGTTTTTCAATGTAAACGACGCCGCAAATCCAACCGGTTTTCCGTCGTTTGGTTTGCTGAAGTCGAAAACGTAGCCGGTCAATGGGTTGTTTTTTACGATTTGGCCTTCATATATTGGAGTTGCGCCAATTGTCGAATATTGTCCCGAACGAATAGCCAATTGAATAAATCCTTTATATCCGATTTGGAATTGCGCTTTTTTACCATACGGCAAAATATAGGCTTCGCCTAAATTTGAATTAATTGGCATATCTAAAACCGCAGCAGTTGCCGCAGCGTTGAAAATTGATTCGGGATCACATTTCATTAAAGCCGGATTTTGTCCGATTGAGTGTTGAAGCGAAGTCACAAAATTCGTTGATTTATCGCCCAAAAGTTCGGCAAATTTCGTTTTAATTTCGTTTTGATTAAAATAATCTTTGATTGTTAATTCATTCATTTATTTTTGATTTTTAATTTATAATTTTCTATATATTTATACGTTTCCGGAGTAAAAAAACAAATCCGTTTGTCGAATAAAAATTCAATATATTCGTAATTGCCGGCGTCTATTATTTCGCGGGCGGTTTTTTTGGAATGTTTTCCAAAATTTAATTTTTTATCAAGTCCTTTTCGTGTTATTGCCATTTGTTTAATAATTATTTTATAACTACATTTAAACGCCATTAAAACGGCGTTTAGTTGTGTGTTATCGGTAATTACCACACAGTGCCGCAGTCATGACATTTATATGGTTTGTGCATTCTGTGGTCGGTTGAGTTACAATTGGGGCATCTAGTGATATCTATTTCGTTAGGATGGCAATTCTCACACAAAATACCGTTAACAACATATATATGTAATTGCTCTTTTAGGTCTTTATTTTCAGATGTTAATTTATTTATTTCTTTATTTAGTTTGTTTATTGTTTTAACTAAATCGTCTATGTGTTTTTGTGTACTTTCTGGTATGTATTCCATTTTTAAAGTCGTTTATTCTCGTCCGTTATAATCCAACGCCAGGGATTTCCAAATCCTTAATTTCTTGGGTGTACCCTGGCCATTTATTGTTTTTTTTACATTCAACGTATGTTTTAAGATTTTCGCGATATTGTTCCCGGCCGAATTGTTTTTCGTCTTCGCCATATGTGAAACAGTTTATTAAATAAGGCGGTTTTTTTTCTACGCTAATAAAGACGAAGCCTTTGACGTCGAATCCGTTCGCCTTCATTCCGTCAGTATAAAAAGGATCTTGGACGAAATAACGGTGTTTCTTTGCTGAAAATTTAAAGTCATTTTCGGAAGCGTCTTCGGTCGATTTTAAATCAATTATAATATTGCGGGCGGAATTGTATCGGTCCGGCTTACATTTGCACGGTGCGCCCGTTTCTTCGTCCGTCCAATGAAAAACACGTTCGGCGAATCCGTGTTCGGTCAACAATTGATTTGCTAATTTATGTCTTTTTAATGCTTCAGCCATTCCGACAATTGTTTGGAAGTCAGAAATTGAAAGCGGCGTCCGTCCTGAATTATTCAAAATAAATTGTTCCTTTTTATCCCTTGATCCTTTTCCTTTAAAATCCGGCAACGTGAAAAACATTGAATTAAATTCGTCACGTTCTAAAATATAAGCATGAAACGCGCTTCCAATTATCAACGCCTTTGATTTTTCTTCGGCGATTCTATTCGGATCTAAATATTTATAATAATAATTTGCCGGCGTTTTGTTTATAAGGTCGCAACCGGATTTCGAAATCCGTGTCGTGTCGGCGTGATATTGTTCGTTTTCGTTCATGGTTTAAAAATTATTTAATTATTTATTGGCAAATATAACTATTAATTAATTAATAATTGCTATATTTGACGAAAAATATTTTAATCATGTCGATAATTATAAACACAGAATCAACAAATTTATACGAAGAAATAAAGCAAAAATGCAAGGAATTCGGAATCACCGTTTCAAAACTTTGTGTTGATGCCGATATAAGTCGCGACACTTTGGCGAATTGGAAAAATAAAAATCCGGGAACGGTTGACATATTGTTCGCGATTGAAAAAGTTTTCCAGGAAATAAAAGAAAAAGAACCACGCGAAAACGGTTTTTATTGTATGGCCGACGGCGATTCGTGTTCGACACAATGTAAATTTTGCGAAAATAAATCGAGTAAATAACAAACAAATATAAATTATGTACACTTTAAAAGGGGAATTAAAATCAGTAAACGAAACGCGTCAAGTTTCGGAAAAATTCAAATTGCGTGAATTTGTTGTGACGGATCAGTCCGGACAATATCCGCAAACAATACAATTTCAATCGGTTCAAGACCGTTGCGATTTATTAGATAATCATAAACCCGGCGACATGGTCGAAGTATTTTTCAACCTTCGCGGACGTGAATGGACCAACCCGGAAGGCGAAGTCAAAGTTTTTAACACGTTGGACGCTTGGAAAATTGTTCCGTTGAATGCAGCGGCACCACAAACAACAGACGGCGCGGAAACGTTTGTCGCTGAAGGTGACGACGATTTGCCGTTTTAGATTATTGCGCCGTCGGCTTCGGTCGGCGGTTTTTTACTAATTATTAAATTTTAAACCATGAATAAAAAAGAAATCAAAGTCGGTTCAGATTTTTCCGGCGTTGGTGCGTTCAATTACGCATTAAAAAATAACAATTTAAAATTTGACGAATTATTCGCGTGCGACATGGATAAATTCGCCCGTCAATCGTTTATAGCTAATCACGGCAAGCCAAAATATTATCCCGAAAACGTATATGATCGCGAAATCCCTTCCGAATCGCTTGACATTTATATGACGTCGCCGCCTTGTCAATCGTTCAGTTTGGCGGGAAAAAGAAAGGGAAAGGATTCAGAAAACGGAATTTTGTTTTTTAATTCTCATGAATTTATTAAAAAAAACAATCCGCGATATTTCATTTTTGAAAATGTAAAGGGTTTATTGTCTGACGATAATGGTAACACGTTTAAAGAGTGGTTGAATATGTTGGGGGGAAAATCAGTCAACGGAAACGCGGTCATTTTTCCGTTTGAAAATTCTGTTCCTTATCATATTTATTGGAAGATTTTAAATTCAAAAAAACACGGAGTTCCGCAGAACCGCGAACGGGTTTTTATTGTCGGTATTCGTGACGATTCGGACAACGTTTTTACATGGCCAAAAGAAACCTATTTGACCAAAAAATTAAAAGACGTTTTGGAAAATGATGTCCAGGAAAAGTATTTTTTGAGTGATAAAATGGTAAAACAATTAGTTGAAAATACTGAAAATACTGACTATTTAGATGTTGAAAAAAATGAGTGTTCAAAGACATTAAGGTGTGGAGGTGGTGGATCATTAACAAAAAAACATAGTTATGATATGATTAAAATAGGAAACACAAACCCGTCAAACAATGGAATGAATGGAAACGTATTTGATTCTGACGGTATAAGTCCTACACTTTCAACAAATAAAGGAGAAGGCCAAGAAATCAAAGTAAAATCAGCAACGTCAAAAGGTTACGAAACCACAACGCAAGACCGACACGGGACATTTGACGGATTCAAAATCCGTAAATTAACACCGCGCGAATGTTTCCGCTTGCAAGATTTCCCGGATTCGTTTAAATTTGTTGTAAGTGATTCGCAATTGTATAAACAAGCCGGAAACAGTATCACGGTTAGAGTATTGCAATTAATAATTTCAAAACTAAAATTTTAAATGTTAACATTAAGACCATACCAACAAACCGGCGTCGATTCAATACGCGCCGAATTCATTAATAAAAAACGGGCGCCGCTTTTCGTGTTGGCAACCGGTGGCGGAAAAACCGTCATTTTTTGCCATATCGCACAACAGACCGCAGCACGAAACAAAAAAGTTTTGATTTTGGTTCACCGTGTCGAATTATTGCGGCAAACGTCGAAGGCGTTGTCAAAATCCGGAGTTGAACACGGATTGATAAATCCTAAATATACGCCAAACCATTCGGCAAACGTTCAAGTCGCTTCAGTCCAAACATTAATAAAAAGACTAAATCAAATAAAACCGCCGGATTTAATAATAATTGACGAAGCACACCACGCAACCGCCGGAAGTTGGCGAAAAATTGTTGACCATTTTTCACGCGCTCGAATTTTAGGTGTGACGGCTACGCCAATACGTGGCGACGGTAAAGGATTGGACGGTTTGTTCGATTCTATTGTCGTAGGTCCACAAACGCCGGATTTGATTGAATTGGGGTTCCTGGTAAAACCTATAATATACGCACCGCCGAAACAATTGGATTTTTCTGAAGTGAAAGTCGTTCGGGGGGAATATGACCAAAAAGAAGTCGCGACAATTATGGACCGGCCAACGATAACCGGTTCCGCCGTTGAACACTACAAAAAAATTTGTCCAGGCGTTCCATGTGTTGTTTTTTGTGTTTCAGTTAGTCACGCCGAACACGTGGCCGAAGACTTCCGACAAAGTGGTTTCCGTGCGTATTCAGTTGATGGAACTATGGACGACGAAACACGATCGCGAATTTTGAATGGATTGGGTGACGGTTCAATCGAAATTGTGACGTCATGCGATTTAATATCGGAAGGAACTGACATTCCGGCCATTGAATGCGCTATTTTATTACGTCCAACACAATCAACCGGATTGTATATTCAGCAAGTAGGCCGCGCCCTTCGTTTATCTGAAGGAAAAACCCGCGCGATAATATTGGACCATGTCGGAAACGTTTTGAATCATGGTTTCCCGGACGACGTCAGGGAATGGACGTTGGAAGGACGAAAAAAAGGCAAACGAAAAACCGCAGCCGAAAAGGATATTCGAGCGCAGCAATGCGAACAATGTTTCGGAATGCACGAACCGGCGCCCGTTTGTCCATATTGCGGACATACTAACAAAACCGAATATAAATCACCGCGGGAAATTGAAGGCGAGTTGATCCAATTGAAAAGGGACGAAGAAAACAGAAAAAAAGAAAACAAGGAAGCCGAAAAACAAAGGTTGATCCAATTAAAAAAATCCGAAAAGTTAGAAAAAGAAAAAATAAAAAAAGAAAAAAAACAGAAAATAAAAGACGCAAAGACATTGACCGATTTTTTAGTGATACAAAAGGATTACGGGTATAAAAATGGTTGGGCGAAAATGCGTTGGGATATGAAAACCGGAAAATTTTTCAAATAAAATTAGTTTATACAAATATTTGTATATATATTTGTATCATACAAAAACAAAAAAACGAAATTATTATGAAAGTATTCGCGACATTATCAAACGGAAATCAATCACAAATCGAATTGATTGGAGATGAAAAAGAAATTTTAAATTTTATCGAAAATTATAACGGTAACGATTTAGGAAACGACATTGTTTGTGAAAATTTTGTGACAGATTTCAACGAAACGGGAGTGATAATTTATAAATAAAAAAAATAAAACCATGAACACACCAAAAAATCAACACCGAATCGGATTTCCTTTAATTGCTTTGAATCAAAGTTGGAAGGTTGTCGGATATTTAAACGGAAAAGCAACAAGAAAAACAAAATTGAAGTTTTCGGATTTTAGTTCCGTGCAATTTATAGGACAATCCGGCGATTATTATCACGCCATAGGTGATTCAAATATCGTTTTAATACTAACTATTATAATTAACAAATAAGATCATGAAATCAAATTTATATAATATCAATAATTATTTTGTAAACGCGGCGGATTCAACGAAAGCAATCGCAAAGCTAAAAAAACAAAACAAAGTCACATTCGCAATTTTTAATTTTCAAAAAATTTGCAACGTTTCGGAAATTATTCCAACAACTGAAAAACATGAAATGAAAATTTTTGAAATATTTGGAAATGAACACGAAGGAAGCGACTTCGAATCGTTGTTTATTTCGGCAGCTGAAGCGACTGACGCGTTTATTAAATATAAAGAATATAAACCGAAGGCAACACGATTGCACGCGAAGGAAATTTGTTCACGTGACGAAATAATTTTGGCAACTAAATAAAATAAAATAAAATAAAATATGTATCTATTTTTTGACACAGAAACAACCGGACTTCCGAAAAAATGGGGGGCGAAAATGCAAGACGTAAACAATTGGCCGCGTGTGATTCAATTGGCGTTTATTGTTACGGATGAAAAATTTAATATTATAACAGAATTTTGCGAATTAATAAAGCCGGACGGGTGGGAAATACCGAATCAAAAATTTTGGATAGACAACGGATATTCAACCGCTGAAAACATAGAAAAAGGAATTCCGATTCGTGAAGCAATACAAAAATTTTTAATAGGTTTAGAAAGTTGTGAATTTTTGTTGGCTCACAATATCGCATTTGATCACACGGTTTTAGGTGCTGAAATGATTCGATTAAATATGTCGACAAAATCAAGACCAAAGAAAGTTTGCACAATGAAATCGACGACGGGATTCATGAATTTGCCGCGCATGAAGTGGCCAAAACTTGAAGAACTTCACGAAAGGTTATTTAATTGTAAATTTGATAATGCACATGATGCACTTGCAGACGTAAAAGCGACAATCCGTTGTTTTAAACATTTAAAAGAAAATGATTTGATCGATAATTGGACTATATGAAAAAAGAATTAAATATTCAAAAATCGATTATGATTGCAGTTTCAAAACTGAAGGTTGTTCGAGTTTTTCGAAATAATGTTGGAACGGCATGGGTTGGAAATGTTTCGCCAACTTCAGACGGTGGAAAATACATCAAAAACGCGCGTCCACTTCATGCGGGATTGTGCAAAGGTAGTTCCGATTTGATTGGATGGACAACGAAGGAAATCACGCCGGAAATGGTTGGGAAAAAAGTCGCTATATTTACGGCGTTAGAAATTAAAACACCAACCGGCAAAGCGACACCCGAACAAAAAACATTCCTTCGGGTGGTCAAAGAAGCCGGCGGAATTTCCGGGATTGCGAGATCTGAAGCTGACGCCGTTAATTTAGTAAGTTGAAAATATAAATCCCGAACCGGTAGGAGTACAAAAACAAGTTTTTTTTATCAAATACGTTTTTTGATTGGAAATTTTCTTGGCTTGTTGTTTGTTTCGGCATGGCGTCCGAATCGGGATTTTTTTAAATAAAATTATGAAAACATTACATTTAATATTGAAAAAACAATGGTTCGATATGATATTGGCCGGCGAAAAATTGGAAGAATACAGAGAATTAAAAGAATATTATTTTTTAAGGTTTTTAAAATGTTACAAAGATATTCGCGAAGGAAATTCAAAATTCGAATGTAAAAAGGCCACATGTTCAGCTTGTTTAGTTCGTGCAAATGGTGGCCGATTTATTGATTTTGACACCATTACTTTTTCGCATGGTTACGCTAAAAACCGACGCCAATTTGTTGTCGAATTAAAAGAAATTAAAATCGATAAAGGTAGGCCGGAATGGGGCGCCGAATATAACAAAGAATATTTTGTTTTGAAGTTAGGCGAAATTATTTCAAAAAATAACTATATTTAGCAACCCAAATAAAAAACAACCATGACCGATAAATTTCAAATTGACGAATTAAAAGCGCGAACGAATATAATTGAAGTAATTGAACGACGCGTTCCATTAACAAAAAGGGGTGTCGAATTTTATGGCGTTTGTCCATTCCATGACGATCATAAAGACAGTTTACAAGTAAACGAAGGAAAACAAGTTTTCAAATGTTTTGCGTGTGGAAAGGGTGGCGATTCAATACAATTTTTGAAGGAATACGGAATTCCATTTCATGAAGCACTTGAAGAAATAAACGGCGGACCATTGTCGGAAAATACTTCAATTGAAAAAAAACAAGTTGTAAAACGTGAAACGGCGCCCGAATGGACATTTATTCCAAACCCACCACAACAAACGCCAATTATTAACCATAATAAGTTCGGGGAACCGAACAAAACGTGGTCATATAAAAACGCAAACGGTGACGTTGTTTCGTATGTATGTCGTTTTGATTTAGGCGACGGCGAAAAACAAGTGTTGCCATATACTTACGGAAAAACAAACGGCGTTGAATCGTGGTCATGGAAAGGAATTCCAAAGGATCGTCCATTGTATAACCTGGATTTAATACGTAAAAACCCAAAAGCGGCGATTATTATCGTTGAAGGTGAAAAAACCGCCGAAGCTGCGCAAGCTGAATTGGACCCGGAAAAATCCGTAGCCACGTGTTGGATTGGTGGCGCTAATGGTTTAAAGAAAACAAATTTTAAACCATTGAAAAATCGAAATGTTGTTTTATTTCCGGATAATGACACAGAACAAAAATATGGTGAAAAACACGAAAAAGCCGGACAAATAAAACCATTTAGCGAACAACCTGGAAATTTAGCAATGATAAATTTGAACGAATTAATCAAAGGTTTTGCGAATGTTTGTTGGATGGTTAAAAATACACCTGACAAGCCGCACAAATGGGATTGCGCCGATCAAAAATGGAAGCCGGGCGAATTACGCGCATATATTACCGGGAACAAAATGGACGTTCCGCCATTACCGGAACCAATAAAAAAACAACCGGAAAAAATAATCGTTCCGCCTAAAAATCCACCATTGCCACCAAAACCGGCGAAGCAATACGCACAAAACGAACATTTCAGATTTTTAGGATATTTAAAAGACGACAAAGATTCAATTGTTCATTATTTTTATAGTTTCCGCGCGAAAATGGTTATTCGGATAACTTCGACCGGCTTCAGCGCTTCAAATTTGCAGCAAATCGCCCCGTTGAATTATTGGGAAGACAATTTCCCAAAGAAATCGCCAGGGTTTGACGTGAAGGCCGCCGAAGCGTATTTGGTTGGAAATTCATTCAAGTTTGAAACATATGACGAAAAATTGATTCGCGGTCGTGGTGCGTGGTTGGATAGTGATGGAAAAGGCGGTCAAAAATTAGTAATCCATTCAGGAAAGCAAATTTTATCGGAAGGCGAAAAATATAATTTGAACGATTTTAAATCAAATCATTGTTACGAATTGGCGTCGCCGCTTGGATTTGGTGAAGGAACACCACTTCCGAAGGAAAAATCAATTTTGATTAATGAAATATTATTGAAGTTAAATTGGGAACGTCCCGCAAATGCGATATTGTTGGCCGGTTGGTGCGTTTTGGCGCCGTTTAGTGGCGCATTGAAATGGCGTTCAAATATTTGGTTGACCGGTCCGGCGGGTTCGGGTAAATCGTGGACAATGTCGAATGTTGTACGTAAATTAATGGGCGAAACCGGAATCGCAGTTGTTGGAAAAACAACCGAAGCCGGAATCCGTCAGGTACTTAATAAAGACGCTTTACCGATATTATTTGACGAATCTGACATTGATGACCAAAGGGACGCCGACAGAATTCAAAACATTGTCGCGTTGGCGCGTGCGTCGTCCACTTCCGATTCGGGTGTGATTTTGCACGGTTCGCAAGGTGGCGGCGCTAAAACATACAACATTCGATCAATGTTTGCGTTTTCTTCAATCGGTGTTCATTTATCAAAAAAAGCCGATTTATCGCGTTTCACCGTTTTAGGATTTAAACCGAATGATTTGCAGTTGAGCAAAGAATTTGAAAAATTATCGAATCGTTGGGATAGTATGGTTACGGCCGATTTTGTTCACGATTTACAAGCGCGAACGATTAAATTAATGCCGGTAATTATTGAAAATATTAAAATAATTAAGGAAATCGCAGCGCATGAGATAGGCGGACAAAGAATTGGTGATCAAGTGGCGACAATGTTGGCCGGTGCCTGGTCGTTAGAATCTGACGACGTGATTTCAATCGAAGACGCGAAAAATTTTGTTTCTTCTATTGATTGGACTGAAGAAAAAGGAATCGAAACAAATAACGACGAAATTCAATTGTTTGTCACTATTATTTCAACAAAATTAAGAGTTGAAACAGAATTCACACCCGTTGAACGTTCAATCGGTGAATTAATTTTGTTGGCTTCAGAAAATAAGAGTTCAATGAGAATCACACCGAAAAACGCAACGGATATTTTAAGAAGAAACGGAATAATTGTCAAGTCAGAACGAATATATTTCGCGAATTCAGCGCCGGAAATAAAAAACATGATAAAAAACACATCATGGAAAAACAATCATTCGAAAGTTTTAGAGCGATTGAAAGGCGCACAAAAGGAAACGCCGCGACAATTTACGCCCGGCGTTCGTTCTCGATCGATTAGCCTTCCGATTAGCGTATTAATTGACGAAAACGAAGTAATTGTCCCGGTTGAAAAATATACGTCGGCAATGAATGAAAATTTGACAAACGCAAGGGACGAAAACGAAGACGAAATCCCGTTTTAATATGAATAAAAAAGAGATTTTAAAAAAATTAAATAAAATCGCTAAACCGATTAATTTGGTCGCGTGGCAAAATAGAATAAAAAAATATAATACAATGAAAAAAGCAAACGTAATAATTGAACCGGAAAATTTAAAAATAATAGTTCGCGGAAAAGGATTCAGCTTCAAAGAATGGAACGATTTCCGTATAATGGTGAACGGCGTTTTAACGTTGGACCAATGCAACGCCATGATATACGAAGAAAATCCAAAATTTCAATTTTCAGTCGATGAAAATAAATTGAAAAAATTGGGTTTAATTAAATAGATTTTATATATATTTGAAACGCATAATTAATTCATGGTTGAATTTTTATTGGTGGCACCGGATAAATTTATTTTATTCGGTGTTTTTTTTGTCAAATAAAGTTTGTTTTTGCGAATATTTGTATATATATTTGTCACATGAATAGAATTAATAAAATAATAACAACGCAAAAAAATGGCAGTTTAAAAACGTGGTCGTCGCTGAAAAAGGCGTGTCATGATTTAGGTTTGCCTTATTGGACGTTATCAAGAAAAAAATTTCCTTTTGAATATAAAGGATATAAATTCACCAAAACACAAATAAATTAAAAAAATCATGAGTAAAAAAGAAGAACAAGAAGGAATCGCGGTCGTTTCAATTATTGAAGCCGCTGACGTCGTAAAGAATGACGCTAAAAAATATTTGTTAGATTCGACGATTAAATCGCCTGAAAATTTAAACAAATTAATTGAAACTTATAAATCAATTAAAATAATTGACAAAGCAACATTCGACGCCGCCGTCAAAGGATCGAAGGAAATGAAGAAAATTCGAACCACAATAAACAAAAATCGTTTAGATGTGACGCGTCCGTTTAATGACTTTAAAAATGATATGATTTCATTCGTAAAGCCGTGGGACGAACAATTGTCGGCAGCTGAAGCAATTATCAATAAAGATATTCAAGAATTCAAAGACAAGGCCAAAGCCGAAGCGGAAAAGAAATTGGCAGACCGTCAACAATTATTCGCCGAAAATGGATTCGCAGTCGTTGCCGGGAATTATGTTTCGGGAATTATAGTTTTAACACCCGAACAAATTGCCGGATTTAGTGAAGAAGACGTCAAAGTTTATATCGATTTAGGACAAAAGGAATTGAAACGAATCGAGCAAGAAAACGCCCGAAAAATTCAAGAAAAAAAGGATTTTGAAAAACGTTTGGCAGATCTCGAAGCGCGTGAAGCTAAATTGGCAGAACGTGAAAAAGCCGTGGCCGTAGATACCGAAATCGTAAACGAAAAAATTGATAAAATCGAAAAACAAACGGCGCCGGTTCAAGTAGAAGAAACGCCAGAATTAAAAGCGGATATTTTGGCAGCGCAAAAAACAGTCGAAAACGCTGAATTAAAAATCAACGAAAAATTTCCGCCGGTTTCAACACCTGAAAAGCCAGGTCCTTCAGAAGAAAACAAGAAAAAGGCCGCGGCATTCGTTCAAAAAGCCGGACAAGCCGGATTCGATAATTTAAGAAACCAAATAATTGAAATTTTGTCGGATAAAAAATCAAAATTAACAAAAACCCAATTAATTGAATGGGTGAAAAATGCCAAATTAAAACAAATTCAAAAATAAATAGTTAAATTAGTAAAAAAAAACAATTATGAAAAAAATAATTTTAGCAATCGCAATCGGAATGATTGCCGTTTCATGTGAAAAAGAAACAATCGAACCAACGAACGAAACAATTGAATCGGTTGAATCTGTAAAAGGAAAACAAACAAAAGACGGTGTTTTGATTGCCGACGTCCTTCCATATACTTACGGAACATGGCGAACAATTTATCGCGAAAATAAATTCGAAAATTCGTCACAATGGGTTCCGGATAACGCAAATAATGAGAATTTAATTTGGCAAATTGATTCGGCAAAATTTAAAGGATATAACTATCAATGGGACCAATCGTTTAACCGATTTGAAGTTTATTTTTTAGGTAATTACGACGTGATTTCAATCGATATAATTAACGGTCGAATGCAGCTTTTTAATATATTGCCAAACAATTCAGTTTCAAAATTTACAATCGAAAAAATTTAAAATTATGTTATTATTTGCAAGTATTACAATAGTTTTATTATTAATTTATTCAGTCTATTTGATTTTAAGTAAAGGGAAAATCATGGATCAAAATTTAAAATTAATTAAAGAAAACGCAACGGTTGAAAAACTAAAAAAAATAATCGAATCACGTGAAAAAGAAATTTCAAAAAATCAAACGCGGGAAAATAGTCGATTCGTTGAAATTCAAACATTGAATGGACGATTGGAAATTCAAAAAAATAAAACACGCGAAAAACAAATGGAATTGAATGATTGCCGTGATATTTCACGAAACAGATTGAAGGATTTGACACGTTGCCAGGAAAAAAACAAAGAATTCGAAAATTCAATTCAAAATTTGAATAGAGAATTAAACGAATGGAATGAAGTCGAAGCAAAATTGAAAGCAATCGACCACACAAGGCACCCGCAAAGGTTGGCGAAAACTATAATTGACGAATTTGGAATAAAAAAATAAATAGTTGGTTGAATAGGGTTTTCCCAACTAATAAACCACCGCCCGACGATAGGGTTTCGGATTGCTACCGAAATAAATATGTTTTTACGGTGGTTTATATTTAAAATTAGAAAAAATGAAAAATTATTTATTTTTGGCCGTAATTATTGCGGCCTTCTCTATTACTTTAATAATTAATAAAAGTAAACCGCAAAAACAACCGTTTCAGGGTGATTTTATTGGTTCAGTTAATCAATACACTAAAAAACAAAAACAAGACGTCACACCCTGGAAAAAGTACACAAAAAACCAAATTATTAACAATATTTACCCGAAACCGTTGTCCGTTTGGTATGATTGGAAAAAAAAACGAATTGATTGACTTCAGTTCGTTTTTTTATTTATATATTTGAACCACAAGGCCGCACGAAAAGAAACCAATAATTTTACCTTTGGCGCGTAATTTGGCCGCCTTTAACGTAAAAAACAACGGTCCGCACTTAATTTGTAAGTCGGACCACTTTTTTTTATACAACTAATTGATTTTTTTTATATATTTGTCGAACCATAGTTTTTAATTTTTACACATTAAAAAGAAAAAACCGCAGCGAATTAAATCGTTGCGGTTTTTTATTGATTGCCAATTTTATATCAAAATGGCCGTTTAGTTACCATATACGGCGCCCGTTCGTCGTCCGTCATATTGTCCCAATTTCCAATCGTTCCGGTTTTATCATTGTGTTGAATAGATAGTCCCGACCCTGGATATTCAATTTTTTCGGGTTTTACTTTTTTTCTTCTAACTTGTATTTTTAAATGATTTTTGTCACTTTTATTAATCGTTTTGATCACAAAGTCTTCAGAACATTCAACACGTGACGCAATTTGTTCGATTGTAAGTTTATTTGATAAAAAATCCGAAACTAATAATTCAATGCGATAACTTTTTCGCATAACCTGAAGCAATAAACCGTCCGTCGTGTCCTGGTCCAATTCCATAAATTTGCAAATTTTCTTCAATGCCGCTGACTTAGGATTTAATATTCCGGATTCATAATTTTTAATCTGTTGGTGTGGAATTCCGGATAAATCCGCGAATTCCTTCGTTTCCATTGCGTATTCCTTTCGATACGACTTCATTTTATGTTTTAATTCGGTTATTTTCATGGTTTATTTTATTATAAATTTATCGACAGATTGAAACGATAAAATTGATTTTTGAATCAATTCTATTTGTTTGCCTTCTAACTTTACACCGGGCAAAACTTCAATTGTTGTGATGCTGCCGACGCGTTGTTCACTCCATGGACGGGAACGACCGTCACCACCCAATATAAATTCGAATTCGTCCGTTTTTGTAGTTATATTAACAAAGTCAGTTAAACGCAAAATCAAATCTTTATTAGTTACCGGCTTTTTTTCGGGTATTATTACCGAATCGCCTTCGATTTCTGAACCTGAAGGAACGATTTTCAATAATTTGTCATTGGCGGCCGCTTGCGTTTTGAATCCGTATCGCTTTGTTAAAGTGTAATGATTTTTTTTTGAACTAATAAATTCGCGAATTGTTATCATATATTGACCGTTTCTTGTTCGACGTATCGTCGAATAAAACGTCAATCCGTCCGGACTTGTTGCGGATATTGGTCCGACTTGTTGGTTTTCTTTTTTCATGGTATTTTTTTTTTACTGTTTTACTGTTTAAATTTTAACGGTGAACAATAGCGCATTAAAACGCGCCATGTTCGGATATTAGGCACAATAAAAATTATTACCAAGGCTTCTTAATTTCTAAATAAAAGAAAAGTAAGTGTATATTAAAAAAAGTTGGTGCTAATTCAAAACCTAATAAACAACCATCAAATTTTCCTACTTCTATATTTAGAAATTCAAAGTTCAGTCCATTATAGCAATTGTATTGAAAGTCTATCAAGGTAATATTTCTTATTTCCATAATTTTAAAAGTGCATAACAACGTATATAATTAATACTTACTATGTCTAACATTAAGGTTATTATTTATCTATTTTTAAAGTGGTCAAATTCGACCACTTTGTATTTTTACACGTACTAATCATATACAAATCACGTTAAAATTAATCGATCCTTTTTTTTAGTCGATTATTTCTTCGTTGATTTCGTCTTCAAAATTCACAATTGATTCACCTTCGGCCACCTGGTCGAAATCGTCGTCGTGAATCGTTTCCGGTGTTTGTTTTAAATGAATTAAATAATTTAATTCGTCGATCATATCAGATAAATCATTTATTGACGTTGTATCAATATTAATATTCAATCTAAATATTACAACACCGTTTCCGCTTTTTCTAACTTTGATAGAATCCGAATTTTCTTTGTTGTGTTTACAAATCAACGCGCGAGCATAAGACGGCGAACAATTGATTTTTATTTGATTGAACCAATTTAAACGGAAAACCGCTTCAGATACTTTTTTTACGGCATTCGATTCTGAAGCGTCAATCCTTAAAATTGAATATATCGTTTCTGACACCTTAATAATTTTGAAATCTTCTTCCATTTCGTCAATAATTAATTTCAGGTTTTGACGGGATTTCGATTCAAATGACATTGAATCGCCAATCTTTAATCCTTTTAAACTGTTTTTAATCACTTCATTTTCCATAATAATATTACTTTTTATTTTTATATAGTTCAAATATAGTATATTATTTTTATTAATTCATAATATATTTAAAAAATAATATTCCGATATGTTAAAAATAAGCGCTTATTTTAATAGTTCGGCGCGAAAAACTTATTTAAAAGGACGATTTTTGTTTAAGTTCAGCGTGAAAAACTTATATTATAAGGCGCTTATAATTGATATTATAAAGCGCTTATTTTAATATAATAAAACAACTTTTTTATTTTGCTACAAAATTTTGTAGCAAAAACACAATTTGCAACGGCTACCGTTACACCCTCAAACCCTCTATTTATGCGGGTTTACGTTGTTTTGCTACAAAACTACAAAAAAATCCGCACAACAGATATATATATAAATATATGTATATGACCAAAATACGAAATTACAAACGCCCTTATATATATATATATTTATATTATTATTGTAGTTTTGTAGTAGTAAAGGGAAAAACCCAGCATTTTCAAGGGTTTAAGAGTGTAACAAAAACCGCTACAATAATATTTTTTTTGTAGCAAAATCGTTAAATCGTTGATAATCAATCGTTAATGTGTAGCAAAATAAAATAAACGATAAAATGTTGATAAATGTTTATATATATCGAAAGGCTTCCAACGTTCATTCGGTGCGTGTATGTGTGTGTATATTATTTTAATAGATGCGTCAAATATTACATATAAGCGAATATAATTCATAAATGATATACACGTAATACATGAGTGATTTAAAACGTTTAGGCGTTTCCCTGGTAAATCGTGTAATAATATAAAAAAAATGGTAAGGCCTTCAATTTGTAGAGATTTGGAATGTTGCCAATGTGTTGTCGTGGTGTTCTATTGGTTTTAAAAAAAAGGTACTCCCGGCGCTTAGGCCACGCCACGCAAGGGATGCCACAC